ATTTTTATGGCTATTCCACAAGTCCCTCAAAAAAGCCACCGAATTTAACATTTCGTTTCACGTCCTCATGCCATCCGGTTTTGACGAAACAATTGGATGTAACACCTCTAAAAAAACAAAAGTGATGAAACAAGGAACAATGAACATTCTTTTTTTCGTGCTCAAAACGAAATTGTTGAAAAACGGTGAGGCCCCCGTACTGATGCGGATAACCATCAACGGGAGCTACGACGATGCCCGTATCCAAAGAAGCGTGCCTCTGAACTTATGGAATGCGGCCAAAGGATGCAGCAAGGGCAGGGACAGGGCATCCATCGCATTGAATACCTATATTGCGGAGTTACACGCACGTGCCCTCGAGAAACACAAGGAACTGGTATTGGAACAGGCCCTGATTACCCCGAAACTGATCCTGAAACGTGTTTTCGGGAAAGACACCGAAATGCGTACATTGCTCGGTACCATGCAGGATGGCATCAAGGAAATGGAAACACTGACAGGCATAGACTACTCTCCCGTTACGATCAACCGGTACAAGAACGTGGTGAAGAAATTGCAGCGGCTTATCCCCTCTTATTACGGCAAGGAGGATATCACCTTCCATGAGCTGACACCGGAGTTCATCCGCGCGTTTGACATTTACCTGAAAACGGAGGGGGGACTGTGCCGTAACACGATAGTCCGCTACATGAAATGTTTCAAGAAATTCACCAACATGGCATTGGCAAAGGAATGGATGCGTAAGAATCCCTTTTACGGTTACAAGATGGAACAGGACGAGACCGATCCGGTATTCCTGACCTACGACGAGTTGCAGGCCGTCATGAAAAAGAAATTCACCATCCCACGGCTCGAGCTGGTCAGGGACATATTTGTCTTCGCGTGCTTCACCGGTCTGGCGTTCTCCGATGTCGCCACTCTGAGTGGTGAAAACCTGGTACAGGACAATCTCGGTGACTGGTGGATAAGGAAAGGAAGGGTCAAGTTGGAACACCGCAGAAAAGCGTCTTCCATCAGCAACATCCCGCTGCTGCCCGTTCCACTGGCCATATTGGAGAAATACAGGGAACATCCGATCTGCGTAAAGAAAGGATGCTGCCTGCCTGTCATGTGCAACCAGAAAATGAACAGCTACCTCAAGGAAATCGCCGATTTCTGCGGCATAAAGAAAAATCTGACCACGCATGTGGCCAGGCACACTTTCGGGACCACCGTCACGCTCGCCAACAATGTACCCTTGCAGGACGTGTCCGTCATGCTCGGACATGCCTCCACACGCATGACGCAGCATTATGCGCGGGTCATGAACAGCAGCCTGAAAGAGGCGATGAACAATGTGAAGGAACGTCTGGAATGGTAAACCTAATTTCCGCAAGCGAATGAAATCAGAGATTGCCATGCATTTTTTAGTGAGTTTATTATCTTTACATTGTGTTTTAGTGAAACGAAGGTGCCAAAGGTCCACTCTTTTGCATAACTTCCCCTTACCCCATGAAGCGACTTGAGGCAATACGCATTACCCACCATTAGAATAAGGATTAGCCAAAATCCTGTTGAAAGGCTATTTTATACGCTGGATTCTCGGTATAGATGTTTAGCACGTACGTCCTTGAAGTCCTAATCCACTTTGCGGCAACCGAGATGTATTTGAAAACGAAAGTCTTAATACGACTCGATATGGATAGGCCAAAATCCTTAACGTTTAATTTTCGGATGATTGTTTTGTAGAAGTTCCTTATCAATGCAGTCATCAGCAGGTATACTGCATTTTCTGCCATGAATGACTTTGGCAAATGTTTCCATCCAAACCCGTTGTTCATGTCATCGAGGATTCTTTCCTTCCCACCGCACAGGTTATAGAACTCTACGACATCCCTTATGTCGGATTCGAAATCATTGGTAAGGATACACCGGTAGGTATATTCTCCTTCCCATAGCTCCCGTATGTCATCTGTTCTTCTTTGTCTTTGGATGACAAGACGGTATGGTTTCCCCTTCCACTTTTCTACGACAATCGAATTCAGCTCGAACCTGATTCCGTTGATCTCCTCAGCCTTCCATCCCCTGAGGGCGAACATGTCATCGTAAAAAGCGGAGCATCTGTTGGCTCTGATATAGAAGTACTTGCAATGGGCCTTGACGGTATCTACAATCTCTTCGGAGCACGACCCACAATCCATACGAGCTCTATTTATATGAATGCCGTTACATTCCAGCCTGGTGAAGATTCTTTCCAATGTACACTGCTGGCAGAACCGGACATTCGTGTTGCCATCCCGATTTTCAATGCCGACAATATGGTCACCTATAACGGCCACTCCCGGGCTGTATCCTGTGAACTTCTTGTATGTACGTTTGGCATCATACTTCTCCGTTTCAATGAACTGGTGGTCAAAATCCAGATCGTAACCCTGCTCCTGACATAATTCTCCGGTAGCAATGAGAGACTTGACCAACAATTCGGTCATTGTGTCAGCTGTATTGAAGTCATATGATTTACCTGAGTCTGGAGATGAATACGTTATGTTGTCTGTAGTCAGTTCTTTTATGGCGCGAAGAATCGTGTCTGCGCTGCAGGTTTTAAGTTTGGGATGCAGGGAAAGATGGGGCATGAGATGAGTGGATATGTCTTCAATGCACGAGCCGCCACAGAAGAATACGCACATGAGAGAACGGATGATTTCACTGTATTGGTAACCATAGGTTCTGCTATGCAGTCCTAATGTGGAGTCGATTACGTCCGATAAAAGAGCATCAAATTGCTCCATGATTGAAAATATTCCGCCAAAAGGTGTGATTGAATCGAATTTTATTTGTACTTTAGCCATGTCTGCTGAAGATTGGTTTGATTTTTACGCAACACGAAGTTAAGTAAATCTTCGAACATGACAAAGCACTGAGTAATATATTACTACTCACTGCTTTAAATTATTCTTGTACAAAAGTGTTGCGGAAATTAGGTTTATGTTGATAATAATCACTTTCTGATGCAGGAATTCCTACGGCTAATGCCACTTTATCCCAATTACATGAACCTATCCTGCCTGAAAACGGCTGCAAAAGTAACGATTTTCCACGAGCATCCAGCCAACAGTCTGTCACAAAAATAAGGGTGGATAGAAAGTGGATAGCATTAGAGTAGTCAGGCGGACAAAAGATATCCTAAACTATTTTCAACACACGTAATCAGCAATCAATCTTTATTCAGATCGTATAAAAAGAAGGATATAGAAAAAGATGGGCTGCAAATTTATAAAGAAGGTAAGCTCATTGCAGATGTATCCGTTCCTACGAATTTTAGAGTAATGGGATATATGGCACCCTATTATTATTCGTATATCATACCCAATATGGACGAGGAAGACAATTCATTAATGCTATATCGTTTTAGACTATAAGTGAAAGTCACAAAATAGGCTGAAAGCTCAGTGGTCTTCCTCGCCCATTTTGTCTCTTTTAACCCAATTCGGTCGTTAGAACGAATAAAAATAGTCAGTCGCTTTACTTTTCTCGTTCTAATGACTGATTGAGGTTTATCCGCTAAAAGCCCTACTTAGGCCACATATCTACTATAAATTCTTTATTCCAGGCATCTTTCTCCGCTAAAACATATTCCGTTTCCCACTTGCCTAACGAATATCCCACTATATGCAATTCGGCTCCTGTCTTACCGGCCAGCTTAAACTTGCCGCTGGTGTTGACCTTGAACTGATAGTCGGAACCCGTTACTACACTTGCAGACAGATCTGTTGAAACAGAAGGACCTACTTTAACGAAAGGACCTCCGCAATAGGCTATATTGACTTCCGTCTTGAAATATACACCCAGGCTTGCAGCCACTTCACCAGAGTAAGTGATGTTGGTTCGATCTACATAGCAGTTAAACGAATGGTTGTATTCTTTATAAAAGACCCAGCCTCTGTCTCTTGCATAGGAAGGACCCAGCTTAAAGGAAGAATCAAAAGTCATGGGCAGAGTTATGCCTATCGTGCCTTTTGCATGTGCATTACAGTCCATAGTTAAAGTGGGTATAACCATGACCGAAATGTGAATGGGACCTGCTATCGGGAATACAACTACAATAGGAGGATAATAGACTAATGGGACTTCACCGCCGCTTGATTTATCCTTCACATCCCATTCAACGAACAGAGGACCATCCAGTTTGTACTCACCTGTGAAGTAGCAATCAAAGTTACGTAATTTGAACCAGGAAATGTTGATGCCGATTTCAAGGTCTAATGCTGTGTGGGTCTGTACATCCTTCAGTCCAATGCGTAAGCCTTTTTCTTCGTATGAATAATTGGTTATTCCATCCTTGTTGAAAATATGCCATGTAGCTTCTTGGGCCAGCAGCTCTTCGGCTGTTGCATACTTTTTGCCATTGTCTTCTGTACCGCTGAAGATAACCACGCTGGGATGATAAACGCCGTCTTTGGAATAACGGTTCTTCAAGCCTTTCTCGCCGTAGTTAACATACAATTCCGTGCTCAGCTTGAAGTCGCCATGCTCTATCAGGTCTGCCAATGTACCTTGGGTTGTCGTCAGAATAGCATCCTTTCCGTTTGCCGATACATTTGATACCTTCCGAATGAAAGGTGGCGTGTCGATGCTGCGCCATATAGACAACACATCGTTCTTGTTTACCTTTGTCTTTATCTTATCCAGGTATGCCTGGCTCACACGAATCTGTGTTGTGTCAGCATTTAAGATCTCCACATCGTTCGGATTGATAAAATCAAAATAGTTGAGAGCTTGGGCATTTTCTGCAAGCTCAATTTCGCCTTTCTCAATAGGCGGATCGGGAGAAACATTGTTATCGTCATCGTTGTCACAAGATATTACCGTAAGTGATACGAAGAACAAGGCAAGAAAAGCAAACTTGCCCGATTTGAAAAAAGACCAATACTGCTTCATAAATGTGGATTATTTTACGCCTTCCAGGTTTCTTGGAAGAACCTGATAATACATGGAAGCGTGAAACCGGAACACCGCATTTTGAGTGGAGTCACAACAAAACAAGCATAACGCTTCCTCAATTGTTGATATACCTAATTTCCGCAACACTTTTGTACAAGAATAATTTAAAGCACTGAGTAGTAATGTATTACCCAGTGCTTTGTCATGTCAGAAGATTCACTTAACTTCGTGTTGCAATAAAAATCAAACCAATCTTCAGCAGACATGGCTAAAGTACAAATAAAATTCGATTCAATCACACCTTTTGGCGGAATATTTTCAATCATGGAGCAATTTGATGCTCTTTTATCGGACGTAATCGACTCCACATTAGGACTGCATAGCAGAACCTATGGTTACCAATACAGTGAAATCATCCGTTCTCTCATGTGCGTATTCTTCTGTGGCGGCTCGTGCATTGAAGACATATCCACTCATCTCATGCCCCATCTTTCCCTGCATCCCAAACTTAAAACCTGCAGCGCAGACACGATTCTTCGCGCCATAAAAGAACTGACTACAGACAACATAACGTATTCATCTCCAGACTCAGGTAAATCATATGACTTCAATACAGCTGACACAATGACCGAATTGTTGGTCAAGTCTCTCATTGCTACCGGAGAATTATGTCAGGAGCAGGGTTACGATCTGGATTTTGACCACCAGTTCATTGAAACGGAGAAGTATGATGCCAAACGTACATACAAGAAGTTCACAGGATACAGCCCGGGAGTGGCCGTTATAGGTGACCATATTGTCGGCATTGAAAATCGGGATGGCAACACGAATGTCCGGTTCTGCCAGCAGTGTACATTGGAAAGAATCTTCACCAGGCTGGAATGTAACGGCATTCATATAAATAGAGCTCGTATGGATTGTGGGTCGTGCTCCGAAGAGATTGTAGATACCGTCAAGGCCCATTGCAAGTACTTCTATATCAGAGCCAACAGATGCTCCGCTTTTTACGATGACATGTTCGCCCTCAGGGGATGGAAGGCTGAGGAGATCAACGGAATCAGGTTCGAGCTGAATTCGATTGTCGTAGAAAAGTGGAAGGGGAAACCATACCGTCTTGTCATCCAAAGACAAAGAAGAACAGATGACATACGGGAGCTATGGGAAGGAGAATATACCTACCGGTGTATCCTTACCAATGATTTCGAATCCGACATAAGGGATGTCGTAGAGTTCTATAACCTGTGCGGTGGGAAGGAAAGAATCCTCGATGACATGAACAACGGGTTTGGATGGAAACATTTGCCAAAGTCATTCATGGCAGAAAATGCAGTATACCTGCTGATGACTGCATTGATAAGGAACTTCTACAAAACAATCATCCGAAAATTAAACGTTAAGGATTTTGGCCTATCCATATCGAGTCGTATTAAGACTTTCGTTTTCAAATCATTGCTGTCCGCTAAAGTTTAGTGTAGTACGATTCGCCTACCCGCAGTGTCACTTGATAGGCATTGCGGGTGTTTGTTTTGTCTGGTAAGCCCCTCTATCCAAAGAGCAGGAGTTCCTTGGGTGGCGATTCTGCCTCGGCTACCAGTTTTGACCAGTCTTTGTCGGGTTCTTCGAGGAAGGTGTAGAGGTTGACGTAATACATTAACATGATTCTGACCATTGTTGCCAATCCCGAGAAGCTCCAGCTGCGTTTGATGCGTTTCTTCAGCACCATCAGTAGAAGGTTGGCGATGAGGGTTATCCATATCTGGATTTTGATGGCATTGGCGCTTTCGCCGTAAAAGTACCGAAGGGGGAAGTTCTGCTTTATCTGCTTGAACAACAGCTCTATCTCCCAGCGTTTCCGGTAGATTGCCACAATATCCTCGGCGCTCATCTCCATGTCGTTTGTGAGGAGGGATATGAGCTTGGCCCCTCTTTTCTTTTGGTCGACGTAGGTGACTATGCGTGCATGGTGCTTTATATCGTCGCCATCTTTGACCTTCTTCGTGAATGTCACATGGCGTTCCCGAAGTGCCATCAACCCACTTTCTGTCATGTATATCGTATCAGCAGAAACCTCATAGACAAGATTCTTCTTCATCTTGGTGACATATATGACACCTGCCCGGCTCAGCTCCTCGAACTTGGCGTAATCGATGTAGGCCCTGTCCAGGGCAACGATGTCTCCGCTTGTGTAATTTGACGGCTTGAGCATGAAACTGTCATTAGTGGCGGCAGATGTGAACCTGATATCTGAAGAAACTCCCTCGTTTGCATGGATATTGGTGTGGACCTTTATGCCGCCTTTCTTCTTCCCCGTCTTCGGATGGCGTCCGACTCCCGTGAAGATAAGGTTGGAGAACAGGCTGATTGTCGTCGAATCGATAATCTGCAGCCGGTTTATCCAACTGGAAGATGGATTGTTTCGGCTGTCCGATGAAAGTTCGTTGCGGTATGTCTTGTACAGGTCGCGATAGATTGCCTCAAAGATTCCCTCTGACCTGCGTGCATTTGCGTCAGACAGAGTACTGCGCCGGGGCATCATGCTTATCCCAAGATGGGCAAGCTTTCTCGCTTCAGGGAACATCGAGTCCGTGATTTCCCGCAGCGAATCGAACCGTTTGATCACGGCATACAACATTATCAGCAGATGCTGCCAGGCGTCAAAGTGTTTGACATACCGTTCGCCGCCCTTTTCTTGACTGATTTGGAGAATTTTTGACTTGTCCAGCAAATTTATCAGCTGACCATATGCCGGCTGTCCGTTGAAATGACTACCTTTGTTCATCGTTATTGATTTATTTTTTAGCAGAAACAAAGGTAACGAAAAAGGCTGGACCTCCGAGAGGGGATTCAGCCTTGTATTTTTGATTCGGTCAAACTTTTACCGGACACCAATATTTTCAAATACATCTCGATTGCCGCAAAGTGGATTAGGACTTCAAGGACGTACGTGCTAAACATCTATACCGAGAATCCAGCGTATAAAATAGCCTTTCAACAGGATTTTGGCTAATCCTTATTCTAATGGTGGGTAATGCGTATTGCCTCAAGTCGCTTCATGGGGTAAGGGGAAGTTATGCAAAAGAGTGGACCTTTGGCACCTTCGTTTCACTAAAACACAATGTAAAGATAATAAACTCACTAAAAAATGCATGGCAATCTCTGATTTCATTCGCTTGCGGAAATTAGGGTAAATATGCAACCGGCCCGTCATTGAAGGTATCTGAAAAGGATACCTTCTTTTTGTTATACTGTCTGTTATCCATTTTCTCTGGAAAACATCTTTGATCTTCATAATCATCCTACGCTGGCGAAATAATTCATCATGGACACTACATATCCAAGTAACGGTATCAGTACACCGATTACATATACCATAGCGTACCCCAAAAGGACGAGAGGTAATATTTTACGGTAAAGACCGGCGATAACAAGAAATATAAACAAAAAACAAGAACCATAAACTCCTATTTGAAAACCGGGCATCAATTCATAAACGGGTACGGGCTCGGGGTTAAGCATGGCTCCGGCCACAATGGAATAAAGACTTGCCAACAATATAAATAATGTATACAGGCAGCTCTTAAAAATCCCGGGATCGTTTCTTTTACAATAGAGAATTGTTTGGATATCACTCCTAAGAAACTCAATACCCAGCAAGAGAGCTACCATGACACCCGTATCAAAAGCAGAGAATATATTCATTTCAATCAATCACCTTTGACGCGAAGACATGTATTTATTCCGGAATGCCACGCCTTCGCTTGTTTTACGATATGATATTGATATCCGATAGTTTGGAAAATATTTGAAAAACCTTCGTTGTATGCTTTTAAATTTGCTCATTATACTTATTACATGTTGTATCCGACAAATTGAAAATCCCAGCCATTCTTTCAATTTCTTACCTGCAAATATAGCCCTTTGCCGGGTTGATTGCGCAAGGCGGCCCCTTTCAGGGGCTGGTTGGCTAAAAGAAAATCATCCTCGCTTCGCTGCGGTATTTTCTTTTGCCAAGCCTTGCGCAATCCCCGGCAAAGGACAGTCCGGCAAGTAAGAAACCGAAAAACCGGCTCCACGGAGCCGATCATGTCAAACAAACTAAAAAAATGAAGGTATGAACAGAGAGACAACAAGCAAAGTCCACAAAGGACAGCAGGGTGCCAATCCGAAAATGAGAATGTTGGTTTATCGGGAAAGGAGCTATCCCGCACGGAAGGTGCAAGGCAGGGACGGAAGCTATACGGTTGCCGCAGACAGCCTGGTGCCGGAACTGCTGGACGGCATCAGAAGCCTTGACCCGGCAGCTTTCAAGCTGGACGAGGAAATCGCCTGCTATTGCTCGGACGAGGAAATCCAAAAACTGGCGGACGAAGAACTGGTAGAAATAATTTATGAATGGCAACGGTTATGACTGAAACAACAACAGCAAAGGTCCGGGAAGAACAAGTAACGGGCCTTACCGCAGAGAATGCGCACCGGGTCACGATGATCCGGGAAAAGGGTACGGACCATCCTCCCGTACCGTTCCATTTCAGAAAGGAGCATCATGGAACGGGCAACTATGTACACCTGTACGGAAATCCGGAAGATCGGAATGAATTGCATTCCAGGGACTTCAAAGACTGGGAAGCCGTAGCGTTCAAACATCCTGGCTATCTGGAGGATATGTGGAAACAGGCTTGCGACGCATACGCCTGGAGTTCCTTCGACCCGGAGATTCGTGGCGAGACGGACATCATGATTTACGGGGAGGAGCTGCACAACGACCTGCAACTCATGCAGGAAGAGGAACGGGATACATACATCGCCGCCTACCGGAAAAAGCTATCCGCCCAGCTCTCGGCCCTCTCACGCTGCGCCAACCCGATGGTGACGGGACGAGGCGGATTTGATTACCACAGGCAGGAGAATACGAACAGAAGCTATCAGAACCGCTACGAGGAGTTCCGCAATTGGCGGCAAAAGGTTCTTGAAGCCGTCAGACGAAAAAAGGAAGCCGCACGACCGGAGGAAGAAAAACTGGAAAAGGCATGGCAGACGCTCAAACGCGACATCAAGAGCAGCGCCGACACCATCCACGGGATTGACACCGGACAATGCCGGGGTTATAACCGTGCCCTGTTCGTCAGCAGCATCCTGAACAAGGTATCCACCTTCGCCAATCACGGGGAAGTGGAAATCGTCCGCAGGGCCGTGGACTTCATTTCCGAATATAACGCAAGGCTAAGGAAACCCGTCATCACCCCGAGAAACAAATTCTTCCAATTGCCGGAACTTGCGGAACGGATGCGCGAAAGGCTGAAAGCGGTGCAAAGCCGGGAAAACAAGGAAGTGCCGTTCGAGGGCGGGACACTTGTATGGAA